AATTCGTCAAAGTATTCTCTTTCTGGAATCTTACCTTCTTTATTTACTTTTGGCTGTACTCCATATTGATTACACCCTGTAAGATAAATGTGTTTTGAAGTTACAACTCCTTCAAATCCTGTAATCTTGTCTTTTGCTAATTTTCCTAAATTTTCCATTGTTATACTGCTTTTAAGTTATTTAATCCACTTTGTTCTAATTTCTTTACCTCCGAAAACAATTCGCCGCCTCGTTTATCCTTATAAATAAACATCCAAATTTCAGTTTGAATAGCGTTAAATGCAATTTCAGCAATATCACCAATCATAATAGTTTCATCAACTGAATTCACTAATTCTGATGTAAATCTAATTATTGGAGAAGGCATTCCAATTGTTCCCAAGTCTGTTTTTAAACTTCCAGAAATTTTAATTCCTTTAGCTTCACCAACTCCAACAACCGTTAACCCAGTAACCTCGCATCTTTCAATTTCATCTTTCCACGATTGAATTGATTTTTTTAAAGCATCGTCATTTTTGCGGTTATTCTCTCTGGAATAATCCCAACCGTTGTTAAGTCCAAGTGAGTAGGCAAAAACCTCCTTTAACGCGTTTAAGGCATTAATATAATCCTCACTTGGTTTGCTGTCACTTTCTACAGAATACATATCGTTGGCACGATTTAAATCATACCAATCAATGTCTAAACCCTTTTTTGCATTGAATTTTACCTTTTGTAATTCAAAGTCTTTCACATCTAATTTTTTGTTCATCTTTTTTTAAATTTTATTTAATTAATTTATCACGTTCGTTATTAATCCAATCTATTTGAGCAGCCATTAACGCCCCTGCTTTGGTCAATTCTTTTATTCTATCTTTTGGTGTAGGTTTCCAGTATTTTTTCTCCCAAGGCCATAAAAAAGGCTTTTTATTCTCATCGTAATTTACACTTACCAACCCCGGCCGCAATGCGTATGTCGCTCCCGCCTTTGCCAATTGTTCATCAGAATATAATTCATCATTTGAATAATCATACACCAATTCCTCAATCTGTCTTTTTCGCTCAATAGCGATTAATTCAACTCCTGTTTTTCCCATCTTAATTAAGTCTATTTTCTACAACGTCAAAAACATCTTTTACCGTTTTGACTTCGGCATAATCTTCATCAGGAATGCTAATATCTAACTTTTCCTCAAATTTCATCATCATTTCCACAATGTCTAAACTATCAAATCCTAAACCGTCTTTTAATAACGTTTCTGGCTTAATTCCTTCTTTTGGAACATCTGAAAACTTTGACATGATTTCAACAATCTTTTCCTTTTGATCTTCTTTTAATTTACTCATTTTATATTTATTTATTGGTTACTAATTTATGATATACATTTTGAAAATACTTCACAACTTTCTGACTCTTCAAATAATTTTAATTGAAATGAATTATCAACCGTGTCATCCTTAATTTTCTTTTTTAATTCCTTCGATTTTTCCCTTATATCATTAACAGAATGATTATTTCTAAACAACCTAAAAGGGCCTTTTGGAATTGGTTTTAACTTTTTAACTAATTTTTCAATTCTACTTTCTGGAATATAATATTCATATTTCCATTCTAAATATTCATCAAAATCAAACTTCCAAGCATCATCAATAAATATTTGTATTAATTTTTCAAGGGCTTTTTTATAACAAGTAACACAATTACCCTCCCAACCTTTCAACATCAATCTATAAGGCATTTGTGACCACCAAAAATTTACATGTTTTTTAGTCCATTTCATCCATTTTATTAAAGGATAAATAAAATTTCTTGGATTTTTAATTTCATCAGTCATTCTATCCATTTCATCATAACGAATACCAATAAAAATATAATAATCATCATCCGATAATCCTAAACTTCGCATATAACTTTGAATTGGCCTATCTTTTAATTCACGAGTTGAAAACCTGTTTGATATATTTTGAAGTCCATATTTTTTAACCATTTCTTCGTAAGGTGTATTATCACGTTTTTTCCAATCTTGGTTCCTTGTTGCGGTTTCATAATTTACAACAATGTGCTTTGTTTTGTCTTTAACATTTCCCCAAACATTGCTTTCAATAAAAATTATTTCAACTCCGAAATATTCAGCACATTGTTTTATAAACTCTAATGTTTCTTCGTTTTCCCTACCTGTATTTGCATAAATAACTTTAAACTTATATTCGCTTTTTTTGTTTTAAGTAACCACCATAACATAAATCCAGAAGTTTCACCTCCAGAAAATGAAATTAAACCAATTTTTCTATCATCACTAAGATATTTTGACATACGTTTTCTATTTAAAAAATAAATCTAATTCTTTTTGTTCCGATTTCACACGCCCGTAAATCCTGAATATCATTTTATGCTCGGAAAACACAAACTTTTCAGTACAACTATCAAAACATTTAGTATCATCATCATCTATCACATTTAGCGTTATTATTGGCTTTTTGTTTTTAATAGCATTGTCAATTTGCCTTTTAGTTGGTTTCTTCAAAATGTCTAAAAGCAATTTTTTCCAAAAGTAAACTTTATTGTCTAAATCAATATGTTTAATATGATGATACTCAATTTCCAAACTCATTTTTTCCAATTCTGGAAGCATTTTAATTTGGTCAAAAAGAAATTGTTTACACGAATAAGTTATTTTTGAAATGGTATGATAATTTACATTTTGAATATAGAACAAATTTGCCGTGAGATAATGTTTATCAAAAATATCTACTCCCGCTTCCTTGCTTTTTTTTACTTTTTTAATTTGATAAAAAGTAGGTGGATTAACAATTATTATTTCTTTGATTAAAACAAAACTTTCGTCTTTCATAATAATTCTGGATTTTGATGAATGTTTCCGACTACCTTTCCTTTACTCATTATGTAATCACATATATTACATTTTCCATTGTCGATTTCAACTATTATTGTTTTATAAGGGTATGATAATTTATTCCAAATATCCCCCTCATAAATATAAATTCCTGTTTTCTCGATTAATCCAACGAACTGACCAACTGATTCAGGAATAACTTCATAATTAACTTCTTTTAAATCTAATTCCTGATCCGTTTCTCCATATTCTTCATACCAAATTATTCTTGGATTTAACGTTGGATGCCAATTTATTAAACATCCATAAACCCATCCTTTACCGTCAATTCTTAATCCTCTAAATTTAATTTCTCTACTTTCCATTCTGTTTTTCTTTTAGCTTATTATAAAAATAAATTATTGTTAATGCTATTGACTCGTTTAAGTCGTCTTTATCCACTTTTTTGTCAAAGACTTGTATTTTACCATTGTTATTTACTTCGATATACCACCTTTGATATTTTATAACTCCAAAATTTTCTTTTCCTTTTCTTGATAAAAAAGTAAACTCTGAAATTGGATAAACAAGTATGTTGTTTTTAATAACAAAATAAATCTGTTCTGGACTAGCTTGTTTTTTGTGTGAACTCGATTTCTGACTTGAGGCTTTTGACTTCTTGCTCATGTTTAGATTTTAATTGTATTATTTCCAATTCCAAAAGTCTTTTTTCAGAAACTAACTGTAAATTCCTTTTTTCAGTTGTCGTGTATTCAGAAACTGAAGCTTGTGTAATTGTTTCCAAATTCACGCAATACGCTTGCAGCCTCCAAACACTCTGTAAAAGTTCAGTGAGTTCTTTTCCTCTTTTATCTCCATCTTTTAAGGCTAAAATCCACTTTGTAAATGTATCGCAAAGTATTAAGAAATCTTCTTCTTTTTTGTTTAACGCTATCCAGTGGCTAGTATCCGCAAAATCGAACCTTTGCCTTTGCTTTTTCAAAAACTCAAAATACAAATTAGATTGTTTCATTTCAAGTATTTTATTTTGTTCTTTTTGGTTTTGTAAGCTCATAATTAAAATGGTATTTCATCCGGTTCATTTTCTTCTATATCATCATTTACTTGTAATCCAATCGGTTTAAAATACTTTTCAGATGCATATTTTCTCTCTCCATTGTAATCCCAATAAAATTTATTTTTACCCCTATCGAAAAACATTTCTACATTTCCAAGTTTAGCCACTGATTTAGGTTTTGCCTTTGTAATCATAATGGTTACACCTGTTGGACTATTGTCTTGTCTGTGTACCGTAATCATACATTTGGCGTTATTGTACCACTCCGAACCTCCTTTTAAGTCGTACGGTGTAGGTGGTCTCCTTTTACCGTCTTTATCCGCTTCCGTTTTTATCGGGTGAATAACAATGTGAAAGTGCATTTTGTGAAGTTCGGCCATTGCATTACGATAACTTAAAACATCTTCTAAATACTTGTCATCACGTCCAAACGCTTCACCATCCATACCTACACCATGTTTCATATCTTTCCAACTATCAATAGTTGCTGTTTGTATTCCTCCAATGGTATCTTTGTTCATTTTAGCTGCTAAATCCCAGAATTCATAAGGCGTTATTTTTGCCTTTAAATCTATTTTTGTTAGTATCCTGAAATGCTCTAAAACCCACATTAATTGTTGGTCCGCTTCATTCTCTGAAATATAATTAGAATTTACATATCGTTTATCAAATGTCTTTCCAGTTATTTTATGAATCAAAATAGCTAAAACCTCGTTTTTATCCCCAACATCAGGAACATAAAGCAAATGTTTCCAACCGTAAAATAAAGAAGTGTTTAAAAGCATTTCCAAAAGAAATTCACTTTTTCCTGATTGTGGGAAACCTGTGTGATCTGTACATCCTGGAAGAGACATACTATAATGCTCGTGTAAAATTGGAAACCCTAAAAATTTACCTCTTAATGCTCCATTTTCACGATATTTTAGTAAATCGTCACGCGTATTTTGATAATTCAAAAGTTCGAAACCTTGTTTCATATTTTTTATTTAAAAAGGTTTTTAAAAGTTTCTATGCCCATCTTTAGGCTTTTCTTTTTCTGGTTCTTTAGAAGCAAACATTTGAAAAGTCATTGACCTACCTAAAAATTCAGGTGTAGCAACTTCCATATTTCTATCTATATGCCATTGGCTTGCTTTTACGTTTTTGAATACTCGAACAATATCCTCTTTTAAATATCCTTCTTTAATTCTATCCGTAAAATTCTTTTTTGCTTTATCAGGAAACACTCTTAATTTTCTATTGTAAATTGTATTATAAAACTCTAACAATTTTATAAAATCAATTTTAGAGTCGGAGTCTTTTTCTTTATTTGGTTTATCATTTGGTTTATTATATGGTATTGGTTGGCGATTTTGCTCCAATCCATTAGCGAATTCTGAATTATCCATTAGCGAAAAATCGCCAATGCTTGATTTATCTACTACTGAATACCATTTTGTTCTATCATAAGATGATTTATTATAGTTTCCAATCTCAATATAATTCGCTTTTTCTAATTTAGATAAACAAGTTTTAATTTGGCTTTCTGAAAGATAATCAAACAATTCTGTAAATGCTTTTGCACTGTTATATGTCCAAAATTTACCATCAAAAAAGTTTTGCCTATTCGCTTTATTTATACCTACCCAATATTCAATATTTGAAAAAACAATTGCAGAATCAGTACCTAATTCTTTAGCTATTTTTGTGTCGAATGTCATTTTAATAATACTCATAATAAAAAAACAAAGCCTCAAAATCAACGGCATCCACTCCGTATCATTCAAGGCTGTTTAGGTTATTGAATAACCAATGTCTTACTGTAGGTGGATGTTCTACAAGACAAATATATAAAAAATTTTACTCCAACAACTCAATTGAGTTTTTAATTTCAATTGCCTTTTGATTTGATATTACAGATTGCTCCATGAAATAGCCTTTTTTAGCGTTTAAATGCTATGAAAGTTTATTCCTAACACTATTTGCTATCATTACTATTTCTAAGTCTGTAAACTCAAATTCTACATTAGAAATCAATTCTACGAAAACACTTTCAACCCGCTTTTCGAGTTGTTGCTCCCTTGTCTTTTTTTTGAATAATCCTATCATTATAATTCCAGTTTTAAATTATTATTATTCGTTGCATTTCGTTGTTGACGTTGTTTATATTCCAAAGAAATCCACGTCCTTAAATCTCTTTTGTGTGACCGTTCCGACCTTGAAATAGTCCATCCAAAATGAAATATTAATTTAGCTTTTGCGAGGTGGTTAAACACCGCCCCAAATACGCTTGGTTTTTCTGGAATTGGATTTCCTGCCAAATAATATGCCTCTCTCAAATCGTCCGAGCTAAACCACTTGAATTGAGTTTTAATCCATTTTTCTGCAAAATCAAAAATAAGCATATAATCGGTTTTGTTTCCTCTCATTACTGATTCTATCGCCTCCTCTTTGGTTTGAATTTCTTTTCTCATAATCACTCAAATAAAGTTAATGTTGAGTTTTTTTCTTGCACAAAAGCTTTATGATTGCTCTCATTTATTTTGAAATAAGATTCTTTTAATTCAATTGATATTGATTTACGATTCATTTTTATTGCAGAACAACCCTCTGAACCAATACCGCCAAACGGACTTAAAACAGTTTCTCCCTCGTTTGAATACAAATGCAAAATGCGTTCAATAGTATCGAGTTGTAAAGGAGCAATATGCTTTTCGTCATTTCCATCTCGTCCTGAACGATATTGTAATGTTCTTGAATAATCAATATCATACCAAACAGGCGAAGCATATTTTTGCCATAAATCAACTGGTAAATAATCTAATTTAGAACTGTCTTTGTCTTGATGTGTTATTGGAATTTCATTTTCTCCCTCATTTCTGAAAAATAGAACATAATCAGGTATTCCAACACGTGACATAATACTATCCTTTTTGATTGTTTTATGAAGTAATCCTAATGCTTTTGTTCTTTGCATTTCAGTAACAGGATTTTTCCATAAAGTAACTTTTGAATGATAAATAAATCCTTCTTTTTGGAACCAATCAATCAACATTCCTGAAAAATCACGCAATCCAATATATCCTTCTTTACCTTTTTGAATTGGCAAGTCCATACAGTGGATAGCGCACATTCTGCCACTTTTTAAAGTTCGTTTTAATTCAGGAATAAGAAACTTAAAATGCTTCTCAAATTCTTTGTAGTTTGTCACATTTCCCATATCTTCTTCCTTGTCTGAATAAACATAAAGCTCGGCAAATGGAGGAGAAAACACAATAACATCAGCACAATTATCTGGTAGTTTTGCAGTTTCTTGAACACAATCACCATTTATCAAATGATACTGGTCTGTTTTTATTTCTTTGTTCATAATTTTTACTTTTGATTTAGCTGTTTTATAATTTGCTTCTGCGGAATACTTCGACATTTCGCCAATACGTTCAAAGTGTTGTTTTTCTTTTTCTAAAATGCTATTTCTAACATTAACCTGGCTTTCTGGAATTAAAATATGAACCGTTACTTTTTGCTTTTGTC